CGTAGAAAATGAGTTCGTTATTGACTGTACGGGCAACAACTTGACCTGTGTTGGGGTCAACGTAGCCACCTTTGCCATTACTTTGTAATCCGAGTGAAGCTGCCCTTTCAGATGGACCCATTGCAGCACTAGGGTTTCCTGTATTGACTGGTGCTTCTTGTAGAAAAGAACCAAAACCCATTCCCTTCTCTTCAGTTCCTCTACTCCAATGTGCCCAACGAGACATTTTACAACAACCTTTTTGGCTATTTAGAATGGAAGAATAGCTCTTGTATTTTGTTCACCATAGTTCTTTATAAGCACTTCTGTTACAGGAGTTTTGTTTGCTCCTGCACCACAGGTGTACTTGTGGTCGAGAAAGTGTATCTGGGAGTTAGGAAAGTGTTCCTGCCAAAATCCATCACCTATTTCTTTGTTCGACTCTGCAAACAAACAGTCTTTGGACTGAAGAAATACTGCCAACTCTGACTGTAACTTATCATTAAACTGGTCAGAATACATCTTTTCAGTTGCACGATATGGTGGGTCAGCAAATATCCATGACCTTTCAGGAATAGAAACTTGTTCAAATGACAGGTTTAGAACTTCACTACGACGCAAAATATCTCTAAACTGCTTTACTTTTTCAACATTAAATAAGTCGGTTGTTGTTTTATATGTCATAGTCCCAGCAGGTGTAGAGTATCTACTGTTCCACTTCAGATAAGACTTCCATATCCCATTGAAGTTAGTCTTCATCATTACCAACAGAAGAGCAGACACCTGAATGGGGTCCATTTTTACATAGTCAAAGGCATAAACTGGTTTGTAACTGTCATATAACTCTTTACGTTCTTCAGGCGTCCCTCCCAAGAACTCCAACACATATTTCTCATAGTAACCAAGAAACACATCCCAGTCATTGCGGATATGTAAGTACATATCAACAAGTTCTGTGTTTAAGTCATTGATAATAAGTTTTTTATCTGGATATCTTTCTGCTACCCAAAGAAACGTGGCACCAGAACCACAGAACAGGTCAACAAATGTGTCAAACTCTGATGAGTCTGGAAAGAAATTAACATCTTCATACTTAGACAGGAGACGACCTTTGCCTCCTGTCCACTTGAATAGTGGTTTCATACTCTAGAGTCTTTCTCTTATTATAGCAGATCAGTAAAGTTTTTCATAGGTAAGCAGCCATTACCTTAGCGTCATTTGACACATCACCTTCACGACCAAGTTTCGATGCCTTCTCTAATGCTTTCTTAGCAGCATCTTTATTCTTAGGGTTGCGACGAAGTTTCTTATACTCCACCATCAAGGCGATGTACTTCTTGTCGTCGGGTTTTTCGCCCTTCCTAACTTTATGTGGTTTCTTTTTGTCCTCTTCTGAGAACATTTCTTCGAGGTCTTTCATAAGGGTCTCCTTGTATTTGAGTACATTATAACAGGTTTAGTCGTCAAAGTCAAGGTTCTTTGGTGGAACCACGTTAGGGTTTCTGACGGAGAGGGACTTCTCACCCCTTGCCTTTCTCAAAGCATTTGCCAGTCTGATGACTTTACTATCAGCCTGTCTCTTCTCAAAGGCACTAGCCATTCTCTTTGCTGTGTCTGGACTGTTGATGCCAGCATAAAGAGCCTTGATAAGACCCTTGACCTTATCACCATCTTGTAACATTGGGAGGTTTTCACGAATTTCATCAAGTCTCTCCTTCTTCATTCTGATGTCACCAGTCATCATATCTTCCAGTGTCTGGGTGATACCTGACATAGTGGGTGAATAGTCATCCTTCTCATCAAAGTCATCATAGTCAGCACCATCCAGAGAGATAGTATCCATTATCTGTTCTCGGATACTCTCACGGTTGGTGTCAAATAGTTTTCTAAGTCTTTCAGGTATGGCAGACCCACCGAGTTCGTGAGACAACTGATAGTCATTGCCTTGTTCGTAGTCAGCCCCACCCAAAGCTTCCATCAAGGCAGAGAGAGGGTCATCTTTTGCCAGTCCCAGGTCAATGATCGAAGGAGTTCCGTCATCATCAACGAAAATGTTACCTCCGTGCATATCATTATGTGAGAAACCTGCTTCGTGAAGTTGTGCTCTAAGTTTCCAGAACTTCTCAGCCATTTCTTCTTGCATATCTTCGTCCATTTCATAAACAGCATCAGACAATGGTTGTCCCGGTGCCCTCGTCATTGCGTAAGTTCCTTGAGCAACTGGGAACATATCGTCAAAGTTACTTCTATCGTCTGGGTCCCAGTAGTTTTCTTCACCAGGTTTTCTGGCGTCATTTGCTCCACCCATTGGGTTGTTATACTCTGAAGACTGATGTTTGAATGGTCCATCAAAACGACCATTGATAAGAGTTGGGAAACCAGGGTTTTCTCTCATTGCCCATAGAGCTTTCATCTCGTCCGGTCCAATCTGTCCTCTCTTGATAATTTTATCACCATCGATGGCAATGTCACCAAAGGCACCACCTTCCATAAAGTCATCGTCATCATATTGGTCGAGGTCAAAGAGTGGATCAGAGACCAGGTGTGAAAGACCTTGGTTCAGTTGTGTGACACTATCGGCATCTTTCTGAATGGCAGGTAACTTAGCTGCCTTTCTCCACACTTCAGCCCTTCTGCCCTGTTCTGCTGCTTCAGCCCCCTGACCAGGTAGTGTCTTATCATTCTTCATGTTGATGAGAGACTGAACCTGTTTGTCTCTCAACTTAGCTGGCATTTTATCCAGGGCACTTCTTGCTTCTCTTTCTGTGCCTGACTTTGGTTCTCTTCCAGGTTGAACCATCCTCTTCACCATCTTACGGGCATTATCTCCGTAACTTACTTCAGACCCAAGGTTAGGTTGTGTGTATTTGTCTGCTGGTTTTCTTGCACTATCTTCCTCCTCTTCCACCACAAGATGTTCCATTGCCATCTTGGTGTAGTTGGCAAAGGAAGCAGAAGAATAGTTAGTTCCATCGGGTCCAGATGCCCACTGACTGTAGTTTGTCTTGCCGACAAAAGTATCTACTGGTAGTTCTGCCTTGGGTTGTGCTGGATCTATACAATGGTCCCCGTCAGGTCCGGGTTCCCAGGTCATCCTCTTGGGGGCCTGTTCCAGACCGGGCTCAGCAGCCCCTATGTTCTCGCCTGTCCCCACCTGAGGCAACTGGGGTAGTCCAGGACCTCTCTGCTGGGCGGCGTCTGCCTGACCGCCTCCTTCGAGGGGAGCTCCCTCTGCGCCTTTATCCTTCCACATATCAGATTCCACGTCGGTTTCAACTGGAACCAACTCATCGTTTTCCGTCTTATGTGTGACTTTACCGGTTGATGGATCAACCCAATAACCAAAACCTTTATACTTGAGACCCATCGCAACAGCGTCACGATGAGCTTTCTCTCCTTTCTTTTCGATAAGGAAACCGTTGAATCTTTTCATATCAATAGGGGGAAGCTTCAGCGTTAGAATCTTGACCCCAGTTGCCGCCCTTATCTTCCCAGGCGTAACCATCACCATTCAGACCTGTTTTACCCCAGACCTTATAACCTGCTGCGTTCTCAGGTGAAGAGTCTTTCTGGTCTTTACCTACTTTATCTGCATCTGTCTTGGGGACACAATCCTTTGCCTTACGGTCATAACGATAACCAGGAGGACACTTAGGAAGTTCTCCTTCTACTTTATACAGAGGTTCTACGCCTTCTATTGCTTCAAGATATTCAGAGAAATTCATCACTTCCGATGTCTTTCAGTTATTTATAACACACTTACCATTTCTTTTCCAAAGTGAAGTTCAAACGAGAGAACTCCAGTCTGTCAATCAACTTGACAGCTCCACCACCACTGATAGCCACAAATCCTTCTGGGTTTGTGACTTCATAACCGTTAGAGGTCTCAACAAACATACTGAGACTCTTCACCTGTTGTAACTTCTCAACGATAATGTTCTTAGCATACTGAAGGTTGAAGTAAGTGGCAATCAACATCTGAAATGCTCTTTCGTTTGACTCCATCCTGTCGATCATTTCAAGCCACTTGGTGGCTTTCTTTTGTTGGGCTTGTAGTGTCTTTAGTTTTGAAATGCTCTTGTCAAACTCTTCGCCAAGGTGAACCATGAAGTCCTGATAGGCTTGTTTGACTGGTGGGTTGCTTGTGCCGGCACGGATGTAGGCATTGAAGAACTTCTTGAACTCGGTGTCAAAATCGAGTGTGCCTCCACTCAGGATAGAGTCAGCCAGAGCACCACATAGTTTCAAAGAACCTTCTGCTCGTCGAACCGCCGCATTGTACTGTTCTTTCTCCTGTGCGGAGAAACCTGCCTGACCAGTCAGGTCAGTGAATGTGGCACGTTGTGCCCACACAGAACCGCCGGATTTGAAATCATCTTCCTTTACATCAAAAGAAGCCGTCATCTCGGAGATAGAAGGACCAGTGTATTTTGTGTGAAACACAATACCAATAGAGGCAGCTACAATGTCTCTACCCAAAGGACAGTCTGGTTCTACTGCATAAGTGATTGTGTTGGGTCTGAATGAAATATAATTCTTACCTTGAATGCTCTTTGTCTCCTTGTCATTGGTAAACATCAAGTCACCTTGAAGGACACCTTTGATACCAGCCGTAGAGAGGAAACGTAAACAAGTGGCTAGTTTATTTGCTAAGACACCGTCATAAAGTCTCTGAACGTCAGACTCTGTCTTACAGATCTTAGGGTCTTTGGAGAAGACGGACTTTGTACCTACAAAGAACTTACCATCAGAGGGGTCTGTTCCACATACAATAGCCGGAGCTCCGTCCCACTTGGTTGTAATCGACACAGGAACACCACCAACTCCAGATAGTTTTGTGCCTAATTCTTTCAGGATTTTGATTGCTTTATCACCACCAGCATGACCATTATTGAAGATCTCATCTTCTAAGTGTTCGAGGTGGGTGTTCTTTCCTTGCTTTGCCATTGGGAAAACCCCTTGTGTGTTATGTATTTATTATAACACAAAGGGGTTCGTTTGTCAAGCTATAGTGTTCTTTCCAGTCTGTTTATTGCTTGGTCTGGAAAGTCTCTTGGTCTACTATCAGTAGCATTATCAGTCTTAGGTGAACCTTCATTCGCCTTCATAGTATGCTGATAGTTCACTCTCTTGTATCTAATACAAAATGGATCAGGTAACCAGTATGTTACTTGCCAGTCAATTGTAGGACATAACTCAAGATGTTTTTCTACACTATGAGAGAAACTACCGAGTTGAATGTATCCGTCATGAGTGGCACATCTATCGTTACCAATATCAACAACAAATAGTTGTTTCATCATCCTTGTCCTTCTTGTCTTTCTTATTGAAACCAAATGGACCAGTTGACTCTTCTTCTTTCTCTTCTCGGAGACTAAGAACGACACCTGCCAGTGTCTCCATGACCTTGATAATATCTTCGGTCTTTGCCCCATCCCCTAGTTCTTTAGACACGTACCAATACTTGTCCCAGAATAACTTACCAGCTTCTTGATAGTCTTCGAGTGTTATGATTTTCATGTGATAATTTTACCAGAGTTTTGTGGGGTGATGATGGTAGAAAAGATTTCTTTGTAGTTCTTAATCAGTTCTTCACCAGGTTCGGCATAATAGATGACATTACTTGTGTAGACTCTAACTTCACCACCTGTTTCGCCAAGTGAGCACCAGGGGACAAAGTTAATTGAACCCTCTTTTGTAGGAACAAGTGCCACAGGGTTTACGAGTGTTACATAGTCATCGGTTTCTCCTACAACTTCACTAACGACGAGTTCATTAGATGAAAATCGGATCAATTCAATAGGTTCGTGGTTCATAGTTGGTTGTTATAATTAAAGTGTTGAAGTGTTTCTTTGAGAGACCCGATGTGTTTGGTGCCAATAGCAATCTGAGGAAACTCAGCGGTTGGACCGAATTCATCGATGAACTGTTTGTCCGTGAAGTCAATACCGATTACGTATTCGACAAACTTGTGTTCTAAACTCTGTAATAGGGCAACTACCCTATCACATTCTTGAGACCGATTGGAGTAGACGATTGCCAGTTCACTCATAGGTCACCCTCTTGACGGTTTTCTGAGTAGAATGGATCAAACTCACCACCAGGGTATCGAGCTTCCAACTTCTCTACGTTCATCTCTACGATTTCTTCAATAGGAGTGTCGAGAGCAATAAGACATTGAGTGAGGTACCACATCACATCACCAAGCTCCCGCTTCAGGTGAAAGATAGTTTCCTCATCCCACTTCTTACCTTGGAAGACCAACTTTTTGACGATCTCCATAACCTCACCGCCTTCAGCGGTAAGACCAATGGCTCCAGTCATCAGACGTTCGATGTTAGCTCCCTTCTCGTCGAGAGAAACCAAACGGTCACTGAGAGCAAGGAAGTCTCGTGACTCGTCAGAGGTGACGGCATCAACGAACTTACGATACTTTTTGAAATCAATTTGTTTTGTCATTAGAAATTAAAGTCAGCAAAGGACTTGGTTTTGAACTTAGGTTCTGGATCATTATACTTGACTGTGGGTTCGGTGTCAAGGATGTCATCCTGAGCACCTTGTTCTACGTCATACAACCTCATTTTCGCCCGGTCAATACCGACCACAAACTTTCTATGTAATGTGGGATCGTTATACCTGTTCTTGAGTTGTTTGACCATGATTTGTCCCATTTGCTCAAGTTCATCATTGGAGATAAGAGCAAACATAAAGTCGGCAGTAGCAGGAAGGCCAAAAGACTCAGACGTATCTGTAAGTGAGACATCGGTAGAAGAGAAACCAGAACGAGTTGTTTGTGTGGCACTTACGATGGGAACCTTATACTTAACAGCGAGTCCTCGCAACTCTTCGGCAATAGCCTTGACAACAGTATAAGAGTTGACGTTGGAACCAGCACGATACCGACTAGAGTTGCATATATTGAGATAGTCAATAAAAACAATATCAGGGACGAAATCCTTTTTGAGTTGGAGTTCTTTGATGAGTGAGTCGAAGTGTCCTGCATGGGCTGAAGCTGTGGGATATTCTTTGACGAAAAATTGTCCTTGTGTTTTCTTCTGTAGATTAGTTATCTTTGTTTCGAACATCGGACGAGGAATCTCGATGATATCCTGAACATTTGTATCTAAAAGGTTTGCGTCAATTCTCTCAGCAATTCTTTCCTCCGCCATCTCAAGAGTGATGTAGAGAACGTTCTTCCCCTGCATGAGGACGGAGCTAGCGAACGAGCACATGAATAGAGACTTTCCGACGCCAGTACCAGCAAGTGCGATGTTGAGAGTCTTATCAGGGAGACCACCTTTCGTAATCTTGTCGAAGTATTCGAGTCCGAAACTAGTTCTGTTTTCTTTGACATGGTAAAAGTCGTAACGTTCTTTGTAATCTTGTAAGTAATCGTGACCCACATGAGGGTCAAAGGAGACCGCTAAGGCCTCTGATAGGAGTTGGGGGATGGAATCCCGAGGGTTGTCCGATTTACCATCGTGGATAGAAATGGATTCAAGAAGAGCCAAATAGACAGCTCTTTCTTTACACCACTTCTCTGTCTCGTCGATTAAGAATTCAACATTCTTTTCTTTAGGTACCTCACTAGAGCATAGAGCCTCTGCCGTTTCGATAAGTGATTTGAACTCATCTTCGTTGAGGTCGTCAACTCTTTCGACGGCAATGGCAATTGCTTCTGAGCTTGGAGTGGAGTTATACTCAACGAAGTATTCCTTAACGATTCCAAATAGAGAACGTCCGATGGACGTCTCAAAGTAAATCTCCTTAACATAAGGAAGTATTTTTCTGGTGTAGTTTTCATCATAAATGAGTCCTCTTAAAATGAGGGATTCAATGTTGGACAGCATTAAGAGCCTTCGTTGTTGTTAATAGTATAAATTTCGTCCAAGAGGACTGAGTCAATGATATCAGACGTTTCCTCCTGAGTCAATGTCTGATGATTCTTCAACCTCTTCGTCTCCTCCGTAGGCGAACGTTCGATTAGCGATGGTGTCGAGTTTGTTGAGGACATCTTCTGTGAAGTAAGTTTCAGGGTCTTTGAGAATTGCTTTGGCATAAACCTTCTTACCTTGGATTTCATACCGACCAGCAACATTCTTCCATAGTCCACCAAGTTCCCCGAGTTCGAGTAGGCCATAGTACTTGTCAAGTCCTCTTTTGTCATAATAAAGCCTAACTTCAACTTGTTGATTTTCTTTACTTAGACGCGACTTA